AATGTTTATTTCTCCTTTGATGCCCGGGTCGTTAATGAATTAGAGAATATTTCTAAGATCTGGGGAAACTCTCAGGGGGCGGCCCAGTAGCGCTTTGGCGTCTATTGGGTTGCCCCGGTCCAATAATACCTCAGAATGGTTCTAGGTGTTTGGCTATTGCTCCAGCTGGTATTAAGAAGAATTTTTCTAGTGATTTTGAGGTTGATCCTGATCTTTTTCACTTTGTTCCTCAAGGTTGCGCGTTTTCTGTACCAAATGTTACAAAAGATATTGCGAAGAATGCTTTTGATTATCAGTTGTTGGGCACGAGCGTTTGGACCGAGCAAGAAATTGAGCCATCTTGGATGGATGTTATTCGTATTATTAAGCCTATTGGTGGGGGATTTGATTTGGTTAGTGCTGAGGCTGTTTACGATGATTTAGACAAGAATACCTCTTTGGGTATTCCATGGTCTTTTCATGGTTATACAAAGCCACAGTTGACTGCAATTATGACGCCTACTAGTGTGGTTAATGCTTATTTCAAACGTCTGAAACCGGATACGAATTCTTGCTTTTTTAGGGTATTTCTGAAGGATGAAATTTCTAAGTTGTCAAAAATAAAAGAAGGTAGGATAAGAAATGTATGTGGTTCACCTTTTGACCACACATTGGCAATGGGTATGTTCTGTAAGGAATTTGATCACGCTTTGGAGAAATTCAGAACTGCATTGCCAATAAAAATTGGTTTAAATATTTGGAGTGAGGAATGGAATCAATTGTACAATTTTATGAAGAAGTGGAAGAAATTCATTATTTTGGATTTTCGTGGTTTTGAATATACTCGTAGTCCTAAGGAAGATAAGTATATTATAGAAATACGTTCTATTTTTTCTAAAAATCCTGGTTTATGGAGAAAATATCTTGAGATGATTTACCATGATTCGACTTTTGCTTTGGCAATTGATGGATTGGGTAGAGTTTTACAAACTATTGGTCATACAAAAAGTGGTGATTTTACCACTTGTCATGATAATTCTCTATTGGCTTTGGCTTATATTTGTCGTTGG